CCTGGTCGATAACGCCCTGAAACACGGCGCCGGCGAAGTGCTGGTCCGGCTGACCCGCGAGCGCGAGCAGGTCGTCCTCGGGGTGCAGGACCAGGGCGCCGGACTCCCCGCCGAGGAACACGCCCAGGTCCTGCAGGCCTTTCATCGCGGCTGTTGGGGAGCAGAAGGATTGATATCCGACCAATTGGTGGTCGAATCCGACCAATTGCGGCTGGAAACCGCGTCAGGACGCCGTTTCTGGCACCGCGTGACGCCACGGCTCCGAAGGCAGAGGTTTGCAATGTCGGGGTCGAATCTGCCGGTTGTTGCACTTGAAATGAAAGCTGTGCGCAGTTTTGGGGCGGCGTTCAAGGGTGTTTGAAGACTGCTTCAGTCCCAGGTGCGGCCGCTCCAGCGGACGCGGCCGACGAGCAGGGGCTGGGGGCCGTCTGGCGGGATGACCTGGGGTGGCCAGTGGTCGGCGCCGCTGATTTGCAGGGCGCCGTCTTCGGCGCGGGTTATGCGCTTGACGATGAGGTGCTCGGTACCGGGCTCGCGCATGACGTAGATACGTGGGCGGCGGGTGGGCGTGGTGTCGGTGGTATCTACCAGCACGGTGTCGCCCTCGCGCAGGTCCGGGTACATCGAATCGCCGCGGACGCGGATCAGGCATGCGGCCCGGGCGGGTACGCCGAGCATCTGCAGATAGCTGCGGCGGAAGGCCATCCACGCCACAATCTGTTCTGAATCAATGATCTGGCCGTGTCCGGCTGAGGCCGACACGCTCAGGTGCGGCACGAACACGTAGTCGCCCACGTCCGGCTGCCCGACATCGAGGGCGGCCTGGGCGCGTTGCGGGCTGTTCGAGGCGCGCCCGCGTCGAGGCGCCTCGGCATCGCCGCCCGTCGCGGCCCCCTCGGCTTCCGCCTCGCCCTCCGGCGCCAGGCGCTCCTCGCCCTCGCCGGTCAGCACCCACGTCGGGTTCCAGCCCATGCCAGCCAGGCCGCGAAGTAGCTCCGTTGAGGGCTCGCGCTCGCCCATCTCATAGCGCCGCCAGGTGTTCACAGCCACGTCGAGTGCCGCCGCGATCTCGCGCTGGCTTCTGTCGCCGCGGACCTTCTTCAACCGATCGGGAACACTCACACCCACCCCCTTGCACTCCGAAAGGTGTGCAAAAGCTGTGCGATCTCCGCACTATGCACACCTTTGGAGCTTTCTCTTGTTCCATCAATGGGTTGCGCTCGCGGGGCGGTAAACCCGTTCGGGAAGCAAAGATGTGCACCTTTCGGGGCTTGCAGTGTTCCCGTTCGGGGTGTATATCTACACAGACTTCCGAACCAGAGCGACGTAAAAGCCATGACGTACCCCAACGACCCGAGGAAGCCGGCAGCCAACGACTGGCACCCGGCGGATGTGGTTGCAGCCCTCCGCAAAGCGGGCTGGAGCGTGACGCAGCTGAGCCTGCAGCACGGCTATGCCAGCAACTGCCTGGCGGACGCCCTGCGCAAGCCCTACCCGAAGGCGGAGGGGATTATCGCCGCCACGCTCGGTCTGCGGCCGGAGCAGATCTGGCCCAGCCGGTACACCGACGGTGTTCCCAATCGTGCGCGTGGGAGGCCGATCCGGCCTGCCGGCGTGCCGCTGCCGCCTGCACGAAATGGTACGCCCGCCCCGGTGGCGAGTGATATGCAAGCGCGGAAGGTCGCGTGAATGAACCGCGTCGACGTCAAAACCATCGCCGCCGCCGTCCGACTGGATCGAACGGTCATCGTCAAGCGAGCAGCCGCCGAGCATTGGCCCTACACCGAACAAGCCTGCCGCGGCGGACGCCGGCGGCTGTATGCACTGGACGGCCTGCCGGCCGACGTCCGGGCGAGGGTGATCCTCGCCACTGCCAGGGAGCACAGCGATGGACATGACCGTACAGACGGACGCGGGGCAGCTGGTGGCGACGGTGCAGCGCACCGGCGGCGGGCGCTTGCCGGTGCGGTGGCGGGTGTACTGGTCGCTGATGGCGGATCGTCTGGGCGCCCCGGGGCTGCCCTTGTACGACAGCCGGCAGGCCGCGCGGGCGGCGGTGCTGACGTGGGCGTGCCGGCAGGGGCTGATGGTACGGACGACCCCGGCGCGCTGAAGGCGGCACCGGCCGACGCGCTGAGCCCGAGCCCCGGCGCTCCCACCGCGGCGCAGGCCGCCGACGTGGTGCAGTGGGCCTTGACCCGGCCCGCGAAGTTGCGGGCGCAGGGCGCCGAGCGGGCGCGGGTCTGCGGGGTGGTGGCGCATCTGGTGGCGTCCGGCCAGCCGCTGAATCAGGCGCTGACCGAGGCAGCTGCAGCGGCGGGCGTGCCGCGAGGCACGCTGGTGCGCTGGCATTACCGCGTCGCGGGCTGGCCGCCCGAGGCCTGGGCCGCGCGGCTGACGCCGGGCTGGTGCGGGCGCAGCGTGGGCGGCATCGAGCCGCAGGCGTGGGACTTCTTCACCAGCTACTACCTGACCCGCAAGCAGCCGACGCTGGCGGAAGCCTATCGGCGCACCTGCGAGGCGGCGGCCGCGCACCGCTGGGGCAAGCTGCCCAGCCTGTCCACCTTCGAACGGCAGCTGCGCCGGGATTTCAAGCCGGAGTGGATCGCCTTTCGCCGCGAGGGCATCGAGGCGCTGAAGCGCCTGTTCCCGAAGGCGCGCGTGGACCGCACGCTGGTCCGGGCGGGCGAGGTGGTCAGCGGCGACGGCCTGAAGTTCGACCGGCTGTGGGTGGCGTTCCCGGACGGCGAGGTGCTGAACACCGCCACCGGCTGGTTCTGGCAGGACTACCGCACCGCCCGGATTCTGGCGTGGCGGCTGGGGAAGACCGAGAACCTGGACGTGTTCCGGCTGTCCACCTATGACCTGCTGTCGATCTGCGTGCCGGAGCAGGTGATCCTCGACAACACGATGGTGGCGGGCGCGGCGGCGATGTCCGGTCAGTCCGGCGTGCGCAACCGTGGCGGCAACCGGCCCGAGGAACCGATCGGCCTGATCACGATGTTGCTGGGGCCGACCGCCCTGCACTTCACCGACCCGTCGGAGCAGTCCGGCAACCCCGGCGCCAAGCCGATCGAGCGGGCCTTCGGCATCGGCGGCCTGCACCACGCGGTGGCCACGCATCCGAAGTTCGTCGACCGCGGCTACAGCAAGGCCACGGCGATTCCGTTTGCCGAGTTCGAGGCGGTGGTGCGCGAGGAAGTGGCGCGCCACAACGCGCGGCCGGGGCGCCGCTCCGCGGTGTGTCGCGGCCAGCTGAGCTTCGATCAGGCGTGGGCCGAGGACTACGGCAAGCACGGCCCGGTGAAGACGCTGCCGGAGGCGCAGCGGGCCATGTTGCTGCTGATGCCGGAGGCAGTGCGGCTGCACCGCGAGAACGGCGAGGTGGCGCTGAAGGCCGGACACGGCCCGTGGGGCAAGCCGCGTTACTGGTGCGCGGCGCTGACCGAACACCGCGGCCAGCTGGTGACGGTCTATTACGACCCGGCCGACCACAAGCAACCCGTATCGGTGTTCACGATGGCGGGGCAGTTCATCGCCACCGCGCCGCACCTGCCGGACTCGCCGGGGCTCAGCAACGAGCACGCGCGCGAGCAGAAGAAGTTCATGCGGCGCTATGTGAAGCAGGCGAAGCAGATGGCCGATACGGCCACGCGGCTGGACGCGCTGCAGATGGCGGCGATGTACCCGGCCGCTGGCGGCGTCACCCCGCCTGCCGAACCCGACCCGAAGGTGGTGCGTGCCGACTTCGGCGGCTCGCGCCTGCGCGCCGATGGCGGCGTGGTGAAGGCCACGGGCACGGAAGGCCGCGGCGCCGGCAAAAGCGCTGAAGACCGCTACGTCGATGCCGCGAATCGAGTGGTGATGTCGCTGATCCCGCGCCATGCGCGGCGCACGGAGGAGTGATTCGGCCAGAAATGTGTGGCTCGACAACTGAACACAGAGGCGCCGGCGCTGTCACGCCGGCGCGGTGGAAACGCCCCGAGAAGGGCACTTGAAGCGAGGTGAAGCATGGATGGAATGGCGATGGAGCTGCAAGGCACCGAGGCGGTGCTGGCTGCCGTGCGTTCGGAGATCGCGCGGGGCCTGACGCAGAACCAGGTGGCGCGGGAAGCCGGGTTGTCGTCGGCGTCGCTGGCGCAGCTGCTGGGGGGCAACTACCCGGCGGACCCGGCGCGACTCGTATCGAAGCTGTCGAAGTGGCTGAGCCTGCGCCGTGAGCAGGCGGCGCAACCGCAGCTGCCGGCGGCGCCGGGGTATGTGGCGACGCCGACGGCGGAGCGGATCGTCGCGGCGCTGGCCTATGCGCAGATGGCCGGCGATATCGCGGTGATCTACGGCGGGGCCGGCGTCGGCAAGAGCAGCGCGGCGCACGAGTACCGCAGCCGGATGCCGAATGTGTGGGTGGCGACGATGAGCCCGGCGACCGCCGGTGTGGCGCCGGCGCTTGAAGAAGTCTGCCTCGCACTCGGGATCCGCGAGCTGCCGGGCGGCGCGGCGCGGATGCAGCGGGAGATCGTCGCGCGGCTGCGCGGGACCGGCGGGTTGCTCGTGATCGACGAGGCGCAGCACCTGTCGGTGGCGGCGCTGGATGCGATCCGCGCGCTGCATGACGCCACCGGCGTCGGGGTCGCGCTGATCGGCAACGAGCAGATCTATGCCCGGATGACCGGCGGCGTCCGCGCGGCCTGGCTGGACCGGCTGTTTTCCCGGATCGGCAAGCGGCTGCGCGTGGCGCGGGCGACGCGGGAGGACGTGGCGGCGCTGGCGGCGGCGCATGGCGTGGGCAACCCCGAGGCGATCAAGCCGCTGGCCGCGATCGGCGCGCAGGCCGGGGCGCTCAGGGGCGTGACCAAGTGTCTGCGGCTGGCGCGGCTGATGGCCGACGGCACCGGCGAAGCGTTGGCGGCCGCGCACGTCGCGGCGGCCTGGAAGGACCTCACCGGCGCGGCGCCGGTGGCGGCGGAATGAGAAACCCGGGGAGAACGACGATGGAAGGCATGGTGGCGGCTGGTCTGTTCGTGGTGGTGGTGGTGGTGCTTTCGGCGACGGTGCCGATGTGGGGGCCGGTGCTGTGGCGCTGGCTCCGGCAGGACGAGGCGCGGCTGGTGTGCGCGGAGCTGGACCGCTGGGAGCGGGAGATGGATCGGCAGCGGCTGGACTACGAGGCCGCGGTGATCCGCGCGGCGCAGCGGCGCGGGCTGCCGGATGCCGATTGGCCGGCCCTGGCGCCGGCGCTGGCGCGCTGGTGGCAGGGCTACCGGGACGGGCGCATCAGCTGGCAGACGGCGTATTGCGAGGCGGAGAGCTGGATCAGCCGGCGGGTGCGGCTGGCGGAGGCTGCGGCCCGTGCGGCGGAGGTCGAGACGGATGTGCGGGGTGCGGCATGAAGGCGCTGGTGCGCGAGAAGACCCTGCGCGCGTGGACCGCCGCCGAACTGGCCACGCTGGCCGCGCTGCGGGCGCGGGGTCTGTCGATTGCGCAGTGTGCGGTGCGGCTGGGGCGCAGCAAGGGCGCCACGAAGCACGCAGTCGGGCTGCTTAAAACCAGCGATACGCCCAAAGCATCGCGGGGTCCTTATTACCCGCGGAAGCCGGCGCAGATTATCGGCCCGCTGGCCCATATCAACCCGGATGCAGTGGCCGAGCGGGTGATTCGCGCGCTGTCCGACCTCGGCGCCCTGATGCTGATTCAGGAGCGCGGCCAGTTGGTGGGGGTAGTCCCCGGCAGCCGGCCGGCCCAGCGTGCGGAAGCGCGCGGGGCGGCGGCGATTGTCGGCACGTACTGGATTGATGGCGCCAGCCGGCAGGCAATCGCCGAGGACATTCGCGCGGCGGGCGGGGGTGCGGCATGAGCAGGCATCCGGTGATCCCGCTGGGCGGCTACCGGGCGGATGCGGTGGTCAGCGAAGCGGGATGGATGGTCGAGGTCGTGCCGACCTCGAAGCGCGGGGCGCCGGTGCGGCAGTACGGGGCGGTGCGCGATGCGCACGGCGTGCTGAAGGACACCGGCGGGTCGATGTTGGACGAGGGCGGCGAAGTCGGCATGGCGCTGAGCCTGCTGGCCGAGGCGCTGGATGACGTGAGCGATGCGCTGTGGCGGCGCAACCAGGGAGGCGAGTAATGGACGGCGAAAGGATCGACGTGATGACGCTGGAGGCCCGCGCGGCGGACCTGCGGGCGGCGCGGGATGCACTGTCGCAGGCGGCGGAGGCGGCGCATGCCGCGATGCAGCAGGCGGCGGCTGCGCACATGGGTGCGGTGCGCGCCGCGCTGGCGGCGTCGCTGGACGCCGAAGCCGCGTTGCGCGGTGCAGTGGAGCAGAGCCCGCCCGAACTGTGGCGCAAGGCCCGCACCCGCACGGTGCACGGCATCAAGTTCGGCTGGGTCAAGCAGCGCGGCCGCGTGGAGTTCGACGACGAGGCCAAGGTGATCGAGCGGATGAAGAAGCTGCTGCCGCCGGATCAGTGGGCGCTGCTGGTGCGCGTGAAGGAGGCAGTGCACAAGCCCGGCGTGTATGACCTGACGGCTGGCGACTTGAAGCGGCTGGGCATCCGGATCACCGACGACTGCGACGAGGTGGTCGTGAAAGACCTGAAGGCGGAGATTGAGCGCGCCATCGAGCAGGTGCTGAAGGGCGCGCTGAACGTGGGAGGTGGGGCATGAAACTGACGCGATACACGGTGACGGCGCTGTCTGCGGTCGAGGGCGAGCCGGACGGCTTCAGCGACACGATCGAGGCGCGCAGTCCGCTGCGGGCGGCGCAGCAGTTCATGGCGAGTTCGCCGGCCGCGGTGCAGTGGAGCCGGCCGGAGCCGGCCACGCCGGCGCAGTCCGCCCGCGCGGTGGAGCTGGCGCAACGGGCGCGGGTGCTGGTGGTGGGCGAGCACGGACGGGCGCAGGAGTACACGCTCGCGAGGACGGTGGTGATCGAGGCCACTGGCCGGCGCCGGCCGGCGGCGCGCTCGCGAACCCGCACGCGGGGTGCGGCATGAGCGACCGTGGACCGAAGGGCAAGCGCGGCGCGCGGGCGCCGACCGACCAGCGGCGCGCATGGATCGGCCGGGTGCACGGGGCGGCGGCAACGCTGGGGCTGGATGACGACACCCGCCGGGCCTTGCAGCTGCAGGTGACCGGCGTCGAGAGCTGCGCGCGCATGAGCTTGCGCCAGCTGCTGGACGTGATGGAGGCGCTGTACCAGCGCGGCTATCCGCGGCCCACCCGCGAGCCGATGGTCAGCGTGGAGCGGCGGCCGCTGGTCGCGAAGCTGAAGTCACAGTGCGAGGCACAGGGCTACCCGTGGCCGGCGTATGTGCTGGGGATCAGCCGCCGGATGTTCGGCGAGGCGGCCCCGACCGTGGTGGCCTGGCACACGCCGCAGCAGCTGCGGAAGCTGGTGGCGGCGCTGACCTACGACCAGCGCCGGCGCCCGAAGCCGGCGCCCGGTCCGGTGGCCTGAAGCGCCGGGATCGTCGAACGACGCGGCCGCCCGGCCGCGTCGCTGCATCAGGAGGAGCGAGATGAGCGACGAACAGCTGCAGTTGCTGGACCCGATGACCTGCGATCCGCTGGATCTGCTGCTGGAGCATCACGCCGACCTGCCGCCGCCGGCGCGCTGGCCGAAGTTGCTGCGCGAGCTGGTGGACATCCATGCGGCGTACAACGAGCGGGTCTGGAAGCTGACCGCCAAACAGGCGGCCGACGATGCGATCGAGCGCGTCGTACTGCTCGCGCAGTACCTCGGTGGCCGCTTTGTCTACCTGCCCCGCGGTGACGAGCTGCGGATCGCGGCGCGTGATGCCCTGATCTACCGGCTGTCGAATCGGCAGCCCGCGCACGAGATCGCCAAGCTGTTCGGCTTGGGCGAGCACGTCGTCTACCGCATCATCGCCCGCCAGAGGGCGCTGGTAGTCGATCGCCTGCAGGGGAAGCTGTTCGAATGAACGTCGGTCGCTGCCCCTGCTGCCATGCCCCGCTGGACCTCGGCGCCATCGTCGCCGACCTGGACGCCCGCGACCTGCTGGCCCTGCTGAGCACCCACGCGGAGCTGGCCCGGCCGCTGGTGGGCTACCTGACCCTGTGGCGCCCGGCGAAGCGCGATCTGAGCTGGAGCCGGGCGCTGCGACTGGCGCGCGAGGTGCTGGCGCTGACCGCAGACAGCGCCGTGCTGGCCGAGGCGCTGGCCGTGACGGTGGACAGCCTGCGCGCCAAGGGCGGCGAGCTGCCGATCACCTCGCACGGCTACCTGAAACGGGTCATCGAAGCGGCCGCAAACCGCGCGCAAACCGCGGTTGATGGCGGGTCGCGGGCGGTGGTCGTGACCGGGAACGCCGGCGCGGCCGGGTCGAAGACGCTGAAGGCGCTGGCCGCGCTGGAAGCCCTGAAGGGAGGCGCCGCCCATGACTGAGCGTGCCCCGGATTGGCTGCGCCACGAGGTGGTCAGCGGCCTGCAGCGGCTGCTGCTGCTGGCGCTGGACGGCGGTCCGGCGCTGGACAGCATCGAGGGCGTGGCGATGGCCTGGGTGGATGCGTGCCTGGTCTGGCCGATCGCCTGGGACCGCGACGCCGACACGCCGCGGCTGCGCCACGCCTTCCGGGTTCTCGCCGCCGGCAGCCGCCGCTGGCCCGCCCCGGTGCAGCTGCGCGACGCCCTGCCGCCGCGGCAAGCCCCGCCAGCCATGCCGCCACCGGCGGTGGATGCCGCCCGCGTGGCCGAGATGCAGCGGGAGATTCGGGCGATTCTGGCGGGCCTGCGGTGACCCTGTTGCTGCCGTCAATGCCCTGACCCCGACGCCCCGCCTTGCGGGGCGTCGGCGTTGTGGGCCTCGCGCGCGCGAGGAAATGCGCTAGTCCCATCTAGTCCCGCCCCGCCGCCCGCGCGCGCGAGCCTGCGCTCTGACATCCGACCCGGACCCGTCAGAGGAGCACCGCCATGGAGCGTGACCCCACCACCGAGCAGGGCCCGGTGGACCCGCCGCACCCGCAGGCTTTCACCCGCGACTGGTTCGCGGACAAGGTGCGGGGCTGGCCGCTGATCGTGATTTTCGTGCTGACCTTTGCTGTGGTCTGGGCGGTTGCCCCGCAGAAAGTCGGCCTATTGCTCTGGCTGCTGGCCAAGGCGAGCTGTCTCTGCTACCTCGCGTACTGGGTGGACCGGATTGCGTTTCCGTACGCCCGGCCGCACCTCTTGCAGGGCATCGCCCACGGCACCGCCCAGAAGCGCCGGGCGTTGCTGCTGGCGGCGGCGCTGTTTGCGGCCGGGGTGACGCCGTGAGCTGTCACTACCGCCGCACCTGCCGCTGGGTGGTCGGCGTTCTGATCGTGCTGATCCTGTTTCAGATGGTCGCGTTTCTGTTGCTGGCCAATACGGTCCCCGCGGTATCCCGCGTGGTGATCCCGGAGCGCTCGGCGATGTATCGCCATGCGCTGCACCGCGAAGCGGCGGCGCAGTGGGGATTGGACGCGCCCACCGCGCGATTGGCGGCACAGATTCATCAGGAAAGCGCGTGGCGCCCGAAGGCTGAAAGCCGGTTTGCGCAGGGTTTGGCGCAGTTCACCCCGGCGACCGCCGAGTGGATCGCGCAGGTGTATCCGAGCCTGCGGCCCGCGGACCCGTGGGACCCGACGTGGTCGATCCGCGCGCAGGTCACGTATATGGCGCACATCCTGCGCACGCTGGGCCCAGCGGCCACGCCATGTGATGCCTGGGCATTTGCCCTGTCGGCTTACAACGGGGGGCCCGGTTGGATTGCGCGTGATCGCCGGCTGGCGGCGGCTGCGGGGGCCGATCCCGCTCGGTGGTTTGGTCACGTCGAGCACTACACCCGTCGCGCCGAGTGGGCGCGGCGGGAGAACCGGGATTACCCGCGCCGCATCCTGCTGGTGCTGGAGCCTGCCTATTTGACGGCCGGTTGGCCGGGGAGCGCGGTATGCCCGTGATCGGCGAACGTCTGCTGGCCTATGGCGGGGCGCGGTTGGTCGGTGCACTGGCGCTGGCGTGTCTGGTGATGGGCCTGCTGCTGGCCGCGAGCGTGGCCGCCAACTGGCACCAATTCCGCGGCCACGCCCGAGTGACCACGGCGCTGGCTGCGCAACTGGCCGCCGCCGAAGCGCGCGGACAGGCCGAAATCGAAGCCTGCGCGGCCACCAATCAGCGCGTGACCGGAACGGTCCGCGTGCTGGAACAGGAGCTGCAGAACTGCCGCGGGCAGACCCAGCGCATCGAGGCGCGAATGGCCCTGGCCCTGCGCCAGCGCGACCGCGCGCGATCCGAAGTCCGCGACCACGAACGTATGCGGGCCCTGCAAGTCGAGGCCATCGCGAGGGACCATGAAGAGTGTGCTCGCCCTGTTTGTCGGTCTCTGTCTGACCGGCTGCTCGGCATTGCGCCCGAGCGTTGAACTGGCCGACCCGCAGATCGTGCGGGTGCCGGGCGCGACCCGGTACATGCCGGTGCCGACGGAGCTGACCGATCCGACCCCGGAACCGCGCACGCCGGTGCCGCTGTGCCTGGACCCGTACGAGGCCCCGGTGCTGTGCCTGTGGCAGCTGGTGATCTGGCAGGGCGGCTTCCGCTCGGGATTGCAGCAGTGCAACGCCGACAAGGCGGCGATCGCGGCGCTGACTGCCGAGGCCGAAGCCGATGGCTGACGAGATCGACCACGCCGAAACCGTGACCGCACTGCTGCGCGCGAACGGGATTGCCGCGGCCTGCGCGGTGGCGCGGGCGCTGAGTGAACCCTCTGGCGCTACGCACTGCGCGGGCTGTGGCGCCGAGATACCGCCACGCCGGCGGGCTGCCGTCCCGGCCGCCCGGCATTGCGTGGCCTGTGCAAGCGAACGGGGGCGTCCATGAGTGTCCCGGGTCTGGAAGTGCTGCTGGCGCTGACGATGCTGCTGCTGGTGGGCGTGCATGCCATCACGGTCATGACCCGCCCGCGGCAGATTGAGGCGGCAATGCAGTCGGCGGTGGGGCCGCTGGTCCGCGAACTGGAGGCGGTGCGCCGCCACGCCCGCGACCAGGATGAGCGGATCGGTCGCAACGAGGCGGCCATGAAGGCGCTCGACAACGAGGCGAACCGCCGGCTGCACGAGCTGTTGGTGCACGTGACCCGCATCGAGAGCGGCATGCAGACGCGCCAGGACTACGAACGCCTGCACCACCGGATCAACGAGATGGGCCGGGAGCTGCGCGAAGGCCTGCAGTCGATCACGCGCGAGATCGCCGAGGCGCAGACGCAGTCCGAGCAGGCCATTACCCGCGTGACGCGGATCGAACAACATCTGATGGAGAAGTGACGTGAGCCGAGCCTATAGCGAGCGGATCGCCGAAGAACGGCGGCTGACGATGCTGACGATTCTCAAGGACATGCCGGAGCACCGACTCAACCTCGCGATTCTCTACAGCGAGCTGGACGCGCTGGCGGTGCCGTGCACGCTGGTGGACCTGCGCGCTGACGCCGAGTGGCTGGCCAGCCAGCGCCTGATCGAGCGCACCGAAATCGTCAAGGGCGTGACGGTGCTGACGCTGACGGCAGACGGCCTCGATGTCGCTCGCGGCAAGCGGCTGCACCCGGGCGTGATGCGGCCGGGGCCCTGACATGGCCCGCGGCCGCAAGAGCACGATCGACAAGCTGCCGCCGAAGGCGCGGCGGATCGTGGAGCGCCGCGCGGCGGACCCGGCCGCGACCAGCGACGCCGTACGCGCCGAGCTGGCGCGGCACGTGCCGCCCGAGCAGCTGCCCTCCAGCCGCGCCCTGCGCCGCTGGTTCGCGCGGCGCGGCGAGGTGGTGCAGCGCATCAAGGAAAGCCGCGAGGTGGCGCGCGTCCTCGCGCAGGAAATCGGCGAGGTGCCGGACGGCGACCAGGGCCGCGCGCTGGTCGAAATCCTGCAGAGCCTGGTGCACCAGGTCACCCACCAGCTGGCCAGCGACGACGACCGCGAGACGAAGTTGTCCGAGCTGCACACGCTGGCGAAGACCATCAAGCTGTCGAACGAGGCCGGCGCCGTGGCCTACAACACCGCCGCGAAGATCGAACTGGCCGCCCGCGCGAAGCTGTTGCGTGAGCAGCAGGAGGCGCTGGACCGCATTCGCAGGGAAGGCGGCATCAGCGCCGATACCGAGCAGACGATCAAGCGCGTCTTGCTGGGCGTGCGCACATGACCGATCGACTGCGCCAGGAGCTGCCTTCGACCGCCGACAGCGAGCTGCCGGCGGTTCTGATGCCGTACCAGCAAGCGTGGCTGGCCGACACCGCGCAGCTCAAGGTCGTCGAGAAGAGCCGCCGCACCGGACTGACCTGGGCGGAAGCCGCCGACGACGTACTGACGGCGGCCAAGCGCCGTCGCGACGGCGGCCAGAACGTCTACTACATCGGCTACAACATGGACATGGCCATCGAGTACATCGAGGCCTGCGCGATGTGGGCGCGAACCTTCAGCCAGGTCGCCGGCGAAGTGGAACGGGGCGAGGAACTGTTCGGCGAGGGCGAGGACGAGAAGCACATCAAGACCTACACGATCCGCTTCCCGCAGTCGGGCTTCCGGATCGTCGCCCTGTCCAGTCGGCCGGCGAACCTGCGTGGCAAGCAGGGCGTGGTCGTGATCGATGAGGCGGCCTTCCATCAGGACCTGGACGAGCTGCTGAAAGCGGCGCTGGCCCTGCTGATCTGGGGTGGCCGGGTGCGGGTCATCAGCACCCACAACGGCGATGAAAACCCCTTCAACCAGCTCGTGAACGAGATTCGAGCGGGCCGCCGCAGTGGCTCGGTACACCGGATCGAGTTCCGCGAGGCGGTCGAGCAGGGCCTGTACCAGCGCGTGTGCCTGCGGCTGGGCAAGCCGTGGACGGCGGCCGAACAGGCGGCGTGGGTGCAGGGCATCTACAAGTTCTATGGCGACGCGGCGCACGAGGAGCTGGACGTCATCCCCTCGCAGGGCTCCGGCGCCTGGCTGTCGGCGGCGCTGATCGAGGCCCGGACGCATGATGCGCCCGTGCTGCGCTACAGCTGCCCGGACGGGTTCGAGCGCTGGCCCGAGGCCGAGCGGCGCGCGCAGGTGCAGGACTGGCTCGACATCGAGATGGCGCCGCTGCTGGCGCAGCTGGACCCGGCCGCGCCGAGCGTCTATGGCCAGGACTTCGGGCGCAGTGGCGACCTCACGGTGGGCGTGCCGGCGCAGATCCAGCCGGATCTGACCCGCCGAGTGCCCTTCGTGGTCGAGCTGCGCAACATGCCGCACCGCCAGCAACACCAGGTGGTGGACTTCCTGTTCCGCCACTTGCCGAGGTTCCAGAAGGCGGCGCTGGACGCGCGCGGCAACGGCCACGCACTGGCCGAGGCACTGGCGCAGGACCACGGCTGGGAGGTGGTCGAGCTGGTGATGCTCAGCGAGACGTGGTATCGCGAGCAGATGCCGCCGCTGAAGGCCGCCTTCGAGGACGCGACGATCCTGCTGCCGAAGGACCGCGACATCGTGTCCGACTTGCGGGCGATCCGCATGGTCCGCGGCGTCGCCCGGGTGCCGGACGCGAAATCCACAGGCAGCGACGGCGGCCAGCGTCACGGCGACGCCGGCATTGCCGTGGCGCTGATGCACTACGCCAGCCGCCAGCCGTGGGACCGGATCGACTACTACCGGGTGCAGCCCGGGCGGGCTGACCTGGAGGACGACGACCGCGAGCGCGCGGTGCGCATCACCGCCGGCTGGCGAACCATGAAGGGGGTCTTCTGATGGGACGGATCGTGGGACCGGACGGCCAGCCGTTCGCGGTCGAAGTGCTGGAGCAGGAGCTGTCCGCGCCGTCGGTGTCGGGCATCCGGCAGGTCTGGCACAGCTCGGTGGCCACCGGCCTGACCCCGCACCGCCTGGCGTCGCTGCTGCAGGCCGCCGCCGAGGGCGACGCGACCGACTACCTGACGCTCGCCGAAGAGATGGAGGAGCGGGATCTCCACTACGCGAGCGTGCTCGGCACGCGGAAGCTGGCAATCCTCGGTCTGCCGATCGTGGTCGAGTCGAGGAGCGACGATCCGGCCGACGTGGAGCTTGCCGACGCGGTGCGTGATCTGGTCAGCACCGCCGAGTTCGGCGAGATGTTGGCACACCAGGTCGATGCGCTCGGCAAGGGCTACGCCGTCAGCGAGATGATCTGGGACCGATCGCAGTTTCCATGGACCCCGCGCTTCGTCGAGCGGGATCCGCGCTGGTTCCGGTACGACCGCGACACCGGCCGCGAGCTGCGCTTGTTGGACGCCGCCGACGCCGGCAGCGGCATCCCGTTGCCGCCCTACAAGTTCGTCGTCCACACGCCGCGGATCCGCTCCGGCCTGCCGATCCGCGGCGGGCTGGCGCGGATCGCCACCGTGGCCTACATGTGCAAGGCCTGGTCGTGGCGCGACTGGATGGCGTTCGCGGATGTGTACGGCATGCCGATGCGGGTCGGCACCTACGGTCCGAATGCGAGCAAGGACGACATCCTCAAGCTGATCAGCGCGGTCGCGAATCTGGGCAGCGACGCCGCGGCCGTGGTGCCGAGCTCGACGAAGATCGAGTTCCAGCAGGCCGTGCAGGTCGCCGGCGCCGGGGACTTCTTCGAGAAGTTGGTGAGCTGGTGGGACAAGCAGACCAGCAAGGCCGTGCTCGGCCAGACGATGACCGCGGACGATGGGGCGTCCCGCGCGCAGGCCATCGTGCACGACGGGGTCCGGGTCGACATCCTGAACGCCGATGGCAAGAACCTCGCCAACACCCTGCAGCGCCAGGTGATCGCGCCGTTCATTGCCCTGAACTGGGGCGCCGATCGGCTGCACCGCGCACCGCGCGTGCGGATCGAGGTGCCGAAGCGGCAGGACGTGGCGGCGCTCGTGTCTGCGCTGGCGCAGCTGGTGCCGCTGGGGCTGAAGGTCGAGCAATCGGTCGTCCGCGACCGCCTCGGGATCCCGGACCCGGACGCCGGCGCCGAGGTGCTGGGCGCCCCAGCCGTGCCAGCACAGCCAGTGCCGGCACTCAACCGCGCCGCCAACGCCGCGACGCGGCAGCCGGTCGCCGCGGACCTGATCGCCAATCGCCTGGGCATCGAAGCGGCCAACGCGCACCGCAGCTGGCTGGACCAGATCCGCGAGATCGTCGACCAGGCCGACAGCCTGGAGGACTTGAGGGACACGCTGCTCGCGAGCTTCGCCGAGCTGTCGGACGAGGACATGGCGCGCGTGATGCAGGCCGGCTTTGCCGTGGCTGAGCTGGTCGGGCGCTTCGATGTCAGCCGCGAGGCGGCATGACGCCCGCCGTCCGCGACCCCGCAATCCGCGCCATCCTCGGCCGGCCCTTCGAGGAACAGCTGGCGTTCTTCCGGCAGAAGCTGGGGAACCTGATCCCGACGGCGCGCTGGGATGACATCTGGAAGGCCCAGCACGACAAGGGCTTCATGGTCGCGGGCGCCCAGAAAGCGGACCTGCTGGCCGACCTTGCGGCGGCGGTGGACCGCTCGATCGTGGGCGGCACCCTCGATGACTTCCGCAAGGACTTCGACGCGATTGTCGAGAAGCACGGCTGGGCATATACCGGCGCGCGAAACTGGCGCACGCGGACGATCTACAAGACCAACACGGCCACAGCCTACGCGGCCGGCCGCCTGGCCCAGCTGCGTGACGGCAACTTCCCGTTCTGGATGTACAAGCACGGCGGCTCGACAGACCCACGTCCGCAGCATCTGGCGTGGGACGGGCTGGTGCTGCCGCCGGATCACCCGTTCTGGAGCACCCACGCCCCGCCGAACGGCTGGGGCTGCAGCTGCCGGATCGTCGGCGTGCGAACCCGCGACGCGGCCCGCCGACTCGGCGGCGACCCGGACAAGGTGCTACCCGAAGGCTGGGACACGATCGACGAAGCCACCGGCGAACCGGTCGGCATCGACCGCGGCTGGGGCTATCAGCCCGGGGCGAGCGTGGTCGACGACGTCAGGCAGTTTGCGGCGAAGGCACAGCGCTGGGATTACGCGCTGGCCAAGAACTACATGCAGGACGTCCCCGACGGAATGCGGGATGCGCTCGCGAAGGCGTACCGGGAGTTGCCGTCGCTGGCTGATGATCTGGAGCGCTATGCGGCGGACCCGAAGCCCTACCAGACGCTGGGCCTGCTGACCGAGGAGCAGCTGAAGACGTACCAGCAAGCCGCCAAGCTCACGGTCAAACGTCGCTCAGATTTCTCGATCGACGACTCCGCGATCCACCACATCCGCAAGCGTCACTACGACGACGCTGTGGAGCGGGCGCGTTCGCCGCGCCAGCGGGCGGTGACCGATGCAGACTTCCGGCAGTTGCCGCAGTTGATCGACGCGCCGGACCTGGTTGAGGACGGCAGGCTTTCGATCACGAAACGGCCGCAGGTGAAGCTGACGAAGAAGATCGGGTCGGAGACCTTCGTCGCCATATTCGAGTGGCGCAGCGGGCGCGAGACGCTGGCACTGCAGACGCTCTATGTACAGATCTGACGGAACCCCTACCCAACGCCCGAAGCGCTTTCCGGCCCGTGCCGGACGGCTGCGATGCCCACGTCAGTAGGAAAAGTCTACCGTGATCAAGGTCGATCTGGAAATAGCCGAAGCCGCCGAGACCTTCCGGCAGCTGGCCGCGCGCGCCGGCAACCTGAAGCCGTTGATGCAGGAGATCGGCGAGATCCTCGCCGAGACCACGAAGCAGCGCTTCCAGACCTCGCGCGCGCCGGACGGCACGATCTGGGAACCGAATGCGGCGGCGACCTACCAGGGCTACCTGTCCGCGTTCGCCAGCAGCTTCAAGGACGGCAAGCTGACCAGGGCCGGCGCGACGCGCGCGATCGCGAAGAAGCCGCTGATCGGCGAGAGCGGGAGGCTGTCCCGCGAGATCTTCTACCGCGCGTACGACCATGGTGTGGAGGTCGGCAGCGCGCTGCCCTACGCCGCCATCCACCAGTTCGGCGGGCAGGCCGGCCCCGGCAAGCAGGTGACGATCCCTGCCCGCCCTTACCTCGGCCTGTCGGCCGACGACAAGGCGATGGTCCTGGACGCGGCCGCGGCCTACCTGGCCGGGCTGGACACCTGATCCGGGGCCGTGCACAGAATGCGCTGTGAGCGCGTTGCAGGGTCGGGGGGCTACCTGGCTACCCCGAAGCCGCTCCGCGAGTTTTTAAGCAGGGTTTAAGCAGCTCTGCGTCGATCCAGACCGGACCCCCGCGCTAGTCCAGTCTAGTCCCGCACGGTTCGCGCGCGCGGCGAGCATCGCCCCATGCGCCGATCCTTCGCCCTGAACTTCGAACTGCCCGCCGATGCACCTGCCCGGGTGCAGCTGATCCCGGCCGGAGAGGTGCTGATCGGCCGCGACGGCCGTCGCTGGAT